GTAGTTGCGTCTACAATGATAACAGAAGGGCGAGCAAAAGTTGGTAGTGTATCTCCTGAAGTATTACAATTAAAAGGTAAACGTTATGGTGTTATTCAAGAACCATCCCCTGGTGAAAAAATTAACGTAGGTGTTATGAAACAGCTTACTAGTGGTAATGATGCTATACAAGCCAGAGGTCTTTATAAATCTGAAGCGACTACATTTATCCCGCAAATGAAATTAGTTCTTTGTTCCAATTATATGATGAAAGTAGAAAGTAATGATTATGGAACTTGGCGTCGTATTCGCGTTGTTCCATATAAATCAAAATTTGATGAAAACCCAGTAACTGATGACCCAGAAAACCCTTATCAATATAAACTGGATCCAAATATTGAAGAAAATTTTGATAACTGGAAAGAAACATTTGCTGCTATGTTAGTTCAACGAGTATTTGAAACAAATGGTATAGTTAAAGATTGTCCTATTGTATTGGCTGCTAGTAATGAATATCGTGCTAGTCAAGATTATATTGCTGAATATATCCGTGATAAAATAGTAAAAGACCCAAATGGTAAAATAAAGAAAACCGCATTAAATATTGACTTTTCCAGTTGGTATATGGAAACATATGGTAGCCGTGGTACTCCTCCGCCCCCAAAAGATGTTCATGATTATATGGATAAGCAATTTGGTACACAAAAGAACCAAGCATGGACGGGTGTTAGAATTCGGTACAATGAACGCGATGATTTGAATATACCAGAAGACGAAGACATAGATGATGGAATAGATATAAGTGAATTATAAAATGATAATAATGAATAAAATTGAATAAATTTTTTTTATATATTATTTCCTAAACAAATAATATATAATGTCTCTCTTTACTAAATTATTCAATTTCGTATTATTAACCAGTGCTAAATATAATATAGATGAATCGCATGGTTTAAGCCATAGTATGGATGTTTTGTATAACGCACATAAAATATATCAAAGTGAAATACCATTGAACCCGTATTTATTACAACAAGAAAATATAATATTGACTTCGGCTGCTTTACATGATATGTGTGACAAGAAATATATGAATGAATTTGAAGGCATAAACATGATAGAAGAATTTTTACAAGATAAATTAGATAATGAAGAAATAGAAATTACTAAAAGAATTATAACTACAATGTCTTATTCTACTGTTAAAAAAAATGGTTTTCCGTCATTAGGAAATTATCAACATGCTTATCATATTGTTCGCGAAGCAGACCTTTTATCTGCGTATGATTTTGATAGATGTATGATTTATAATATGAATAAAAAACAATCTAATTTTGAAGAAGCCTTCGCTGATTCTTATAATTTATTTCAAAATAGAGTTTTAAAACATAATAAAGATGGATTATTATTAACAGATTATTCCATTCGTAAATCTCAAATTTTAGAAAATAAAGCTTTATCTAGAATAGAACATTGGCGGAAAATATTGAAAATAACATCTTTATAATTCTGAAACATATTTACTAATTTTTTATATATGCGTTTCCATTGATAATAGCAAAAATATACATTAAAACAACAAATATATTTTTTTCAACAGTCATTATTATAAACGGATAAAGTAATATTAATATAACCATACCAATTCTCATATATTTTGAAAGTGTTTTTGAATAATATAAAAAATAACATAATACTAGAAATAGAGCATAATAAATAATGAATAAATAACTATTAAATAGGTTTAAATAATCTACTTGTTGTGACTGATAAAAAACCTTTTGGTCATCAGTGCTATAATTATTTTTATAATTTTGAATTTCAGCGTCTAATTGTTTATTTTGATTTACAATAGAATTATAAAAATTTTTATCTAAATTTCCTGTTAATTGTTTTACTGCAGATGTTTCTGAATCAGTTAATCCTTCTATAGTAGAAAAATGTTCGTTTATTGTTAAATAATCCATTGCTCCTTGTTTATCTTTTAATTGTATATTATAATCATTTAATAATTTATTGTATTCTTCTGTTTTTAATTTTAATTGAGTTGTTGTATTTTTATATTTTTTTTTAATATTTTGTAAATGTTTATTAGCAATATTATATTGGTTTTTAGTCGTTTTTAAATCACTTCTACATTTATCTAATTCTTTTTTATTAAAAACATTTGCGTATGTATCTTTTACAAACCCTACTGGGTTCTTAACAATAGAACCTATTTTATTAAAAAATGGATTTGTTTTCCCCATATTATATATTATTTTATATATAATATAGATTTTATATTCTAGTGTAACTATCAAATTCGCTAGGTGAATTTGGTTTAATGCCGTCATTAATATTATTATTCAATTTAAAATTTATTTCACCATTCAATAAAGCATAATCAATTGTAGTAAATCCATTGTTTGGTTTAACAACACAAACTGAATTTCCAGAATCCCAAATAGTATTACCACTACAACATTGAGCCCCTACACAACCTTCTAAACCGCCTAATATATCACCTGTTTTTAAAACATTTGTTTGATAAGACACTTTTTCTTTTAATCTATCTTCCGCAGACAACATTTTAGGTGGGTTAAACTCTAATTCATCGTAATATAGTTTATTATGACTAATCAATTCAATGTATTTGTAATACAATACAATTATAGTAATAGGTATTAATAAAATGAGCGTAATATTATAAATAACTTCAGGGAAAAATGGGATATATTTACGTGCTAATGAAATAAATACATATATTGAAATTGATATAGTAATGATAATAAGTATTTTGATGTAATCAGCATATCGTAATCTATAACTATTATTCAATGTTATTAATCGCTGTTGTCCTTCTAAAGCATTATCTACATTTTGTTTTTTTTCTTGTAAACGATTATTTTCATTGTCTATAATCTGTATCATATCTTTTTGTTTAATCAATACATCGTTTGTATTTAATGTTGTAGCATTTAATCCATTATATAAATTTCCAGTGTCTGAGTCAGATAAACCCATTATGAATATATATTATATATATATTCATATAAATTAATTTCTTAAAACCATAATTGTTCCTATAATTAATATTGCTAATGACATTGTACCCAATATAAAAACATTATTTTCTTGCGAAGCCAATTCTTTTGTATCACTTTCTAAAGCATCTTTTATTGTAGGTTTACCATTATTCAAAAATAGTATATTACCACTATAATCGTATAAAGATGAATTTAATAAATTATTACTACTTGTTAAATAGTTATTTATACCTGTAACTAAATTTCCATGATTTGTTATAGCATTACCATTCACTGAATTATATTCGTTTAATTTATTACCTAATTCTTGAATAGTGTAAGGTTCTCTAAGTGTTAAAAAATTTTCGTTTATTTTATTTATTGTTATCTCATCAAATTTTGAAAAAGGTTTGTAAGCCATGGAACTATAATTTGTTGTATTTGAATTATATTGAGAATTAATTTTACTATTATATGACCCTGTATAATTACTATAATTATCATAATTTTCCATTGATTTTAAATTAACCAACATATTACGATTTCCAAATAGTTTGAATTCATTTATGGAAGCAGATGTTCCGTTAAATAATTGTGAAATTACTAATCTATAATGATTAAATTGTAATATCGTATTTGTTTTAAATTTAATAGGAGAACTACTATTAGAATAATCTTGATTTAAAGATTGACTATCTATTAATTCCCATGTAGAACCATCTTTTGAACCTAATAAATAGAATTGTCGTGGAAATTGTTTTGACATAATGCTATATTCTGCTAAATATGCTGAATATGGTAATTTTATTTGTATCCATTCACCAAGATATTGTTTATTATTTGAAATCGTTTTCCAATAGGTTTCATTTGTACCGCCGCCTATATAAGAAGATGGAACAAAACCGTTATAGGAATCTTGTTTATATTTTAATTCAGCGTCTTTATTAAGTGAATTATTACAAGTCCAAAATGTATTTTGGTTATTATCAAAAGCATAAAATGTGTCGTTTTTTTTATTTAAAATAGACGATGAAGATACTTTGTATTCACCAATTTGATAAAATATATCTTTATTTTCACTATTATACAAAACGGCATTTTGATTAAAACTAATATCTTTTGGAATTAGAGAACTCATTATAATATTTTATAATACTAAAATATTATGATATTTTATTTATGGTATCAATTATAATTTTGTAAATGTATAATATAAAACACAACCAGCTAATACTGACCAAATAATACCTGTTAGAATAGTAGCATCATATTTACTTCTAAAATCACTGTTAAATATTGAATCATTTGATTTATATAATTCTTTCATTTTTGCTTCTAATTCAGACCGTTCGTTAATTATATTATTATAATTGGATTTTATATAATTATTTGAAGTATCATAAATAATATTTCCTTTTAAATTACTATTATTCAATACATTTATATAATAATTTAAACATTCATTACTTTTTGAACCAGCAGATACACATTGATTAAAATTATCTATATTACCTCTTATAATATCTGGATTCACAATAGAATTTCCATAATCTAATGTTGTTAATCCTTCAATAGTTGGAATTATTTTATTAATATTCATTCTATTTTGTTATATAATATATATTATATATTTCTATTTTTGTAAATTAAACCGATAATAATAAATATGCCTACTCCTAAATTAAATAATCTTAAAAAAGCAGTGTTATAACTATCCTTCGTATCTAAATAATTTTGACCAGAACCACTATGATTATTTTGTATAAGTTGTAATTCTTCTGCTTTTTCTTTGTTTTTACATAATTCTTTTAAATTACAATTGATTTTATTATTGGTTCCATTGGAATTATAATTATCTGTATTACAATTGGTATCCAAATTGTCATATGGTTTCAATGGATTACATACATTATTATCTATAGTAGAACTATTATTTTGTTCATCAAATTTTACATAAAAAAAATCATTTGGACTATAACTAATAACGACATTAGACATTTTTATTATATATATTATAATATATTAATTATATACAAATACGATAATAATTATATTTTAATGCTGTAGCACTATAGCGGTCAAACTTACATATTTGTCCTGGGCGTAAACAGATAGCTAAAGCTTGAGGGTCAAATCTAGAAATTTCTGGTAATTGTTTCAAGTTATTAATATTAAATTTTTCTTTTAATTCTTTGATTTCTGCTTCGTCTAAAATTTCACAATTTGGTACTAAAGAATGTTCTAAAATATTAAATTGTAATCGTTTTATGTTATGGATTACTACAAAAATTCCATCATGGTCATATAAATATTTTAATTTTGCTACAATTGTATCGTTTGGTTCATCGTCTATAATAACAATTAAAGTATCGTCTTTTGTTAATACATTTTCTATAGTAAATAAATCTTCAATAATATCGTCCAAATTCTGGGGTTTAATTTGTTTTGATGTAAAATAATATTTTATGTATACCTTTTTATTATTAGTGTTATGTGTTATTAACATATCCAATTGTTCATTATTAAGCATAGCATCTATTTCATTAATACTAAATTCATTGTATTCATTTACACTATAATCTTGATTATTTAATTGGTCCAAAATTGTTTTTCTTGATTTATAAATAGATAAGATACGATTGCTTGTTGTAGACATTATATAAATAATAGTATATTCTTTTATTTATGTAATTTATTTTATAGTTCAATTTTTTTAGTCCCTTATACTTTTTTAATAATTAATTTACTAAAATCTACTGGTTCTTGTTTTTCAATAGTAGAACCACCAGATTTTTCATTGTTTGGTTTTATATTTATTTGCGGATTGCTTGATATAGCCAAATCAGTTAGAGTATTAATTTTATTTTCTCCGCCAGATGAAATAGTTTCATTTGGTTGTTCGCCGCTTGAAAAATCATTGCCTCCATTCATAATTTTAAATACAGGTGCAAAATTAATTGCTGGAACACCATCTTGAATTATTCCGCCGCCTCTTGGTAATGAATTTGGTTTTTGTGTAAATTCATTGTAGTTTCTAATACTTTCAGCATTTGGTTCAGTATATGTAAAATCATTTGGTCTATAAATATCTATTTTTGTAACTACTTTTATAGTATCTTTATCATCTAGTCCTTGTATATTATCTGTTGTAATAGTAATAAATCTATCACCCACACTTTTAATTTTCCATATTCTATTTGGTAAAAAATCACCGCGAAATAGTACTTCTTCGCCAGCTGTATATTGTTCTGTAATATTTTCAATGTCTTCTCTTGATTGTAAATTAGATTGTTTTATTCTTTCATTAATTTCATCAATATCTTCAGGAGGTGACATACTTGGTGTTCTTGGACCATTGTTATTGTCTGAAAATGGATTATAAGGCGGGCTGTTATCATCAGAAAATGGATTATAAGGCGGACTGTTATCATCACCTCTAATTATTTCTTCTTCTTGTGATGGTTCATATGCTGGTGAAGTATCCGGAAAGTCAGGGCTTGTTTCTTTTTCTTCAATATATTTTGGTGTTAATAAATATTCATTTACATTATTGGCTGCTCTTCTTAATGTTAATTTTATTTCATTGACTATTTCTTGCGGTTGAATATTTTTTGTAAACATCAATTTATCAATATTATTTGAATATGACAGGTTCTCTAATTGTTCAATATTATCTTCTGTAATAATACGCATTTGAACATTAATCGTTTGTAATTCTTGAATTAATAATTTTAAAGTATATGGAATACAAACAACACTAAAACTACGACCATACTTTGTAACATTATCTATACGCAAATCATTTTCAGTCAATGAACCAACAAACTTTATTGGACCATCAGCCATAGGACTTATAAATATATTCTTAGAAGGATTATAAATAGCCAATAATCCAGTTTTATTACAAACCGCCATGTAATATTTATCTCCTCGTTCCATCATAGATTCGCGTAAAAATTCAGCAGCACCATGTGAAATAACTGAATCACGTTCCATTTCACCAATGCGTAAACCACCATCATTTGCTCTACCTGCTACAGGTTGCTTTGTTAATGCTGTTCGTGGACCTAACGCACGATAATTAATTTTATCTTTTACCATATGTTTCAAACGCATATAGTAATTTGGCCCAATAAATATTTCACTTTCAATTTGTTCTCCAGTCATTCCATTATACAATATTTCATTACCACTTGAATGGAACCCGACTTTTGGTAACATTTCACCAAAAACACCTACTTTTGAACCTTTATTATTAAAAGCAGTACAATCACTAAAACCACCATATTGTGCTGCTGCTTTGCCTATAATACATTCTACTAAATGTCCAATTGTCATACGAGATGGAATAGCATGTGGATTGATTATCATATCAGGTCTTAAACCATCTTTTGTAAAAGGCATGTCGTCTTCAGGAATAACCAGCCCGATAGTTCCTTTTTGCCCGGCTCTCGAAGCCATTTTATCACCAATATTCGGTATACGTTCTTCACGAACCCGAACTTTAGCAATACGCTTACCTTCTTCACTTTCTGTAATAAATGTTTTATCTACAATACCCAATTGCCCTTTTTTAGTGGTTTTAGACATATCTATTTTAACTGATTTATTAGTAGCATTATTTGCTGCTAAACCAATTAAAATAGTTTTATCATCAATTGGTGTATTTTCACGAATAATGCCAAATTGGTCTAATTTACTATAATCATACCCTGGTTTTTTACCATTTACAGTTTCATCGTTCTCAATATTTGTAAATAATTTTTCTATTGTAACATCACCTGATTTTGTTTTCTCTTCGTGACTCTCATATGTGCTATAATAAGTAGTTCTAAACAATCCACGTTTTAAAGCACCTTCATTTATTAAAATAGCATCTTCAACATTATAACCAGTGTAGCACATAATAGCAACAATCGCATTTTCACCATATGGGTTCTCTTCATTATTAATATATTCCAAATATCTGGATTTTACTAAAGGTATTTGTCCTGAACATAATACAACAGCGGTTTTATCCATTCTGACTTGGTGATTTGTATGATACATAGAACACGCCTGTTTACTTTGACCACAAGAAAATGAATTACGTGTTGCTGGGTTATTTTCAGGAAAGTTTATTAGATTACACATCATACCAAAAATAAAGGATTCATGAATTTCCATATGCGTATATCGCTGATTTTCATTATCAACCATTTCATTACTAAACGCAATCAACGCATCTTCACTTTCATTATTATCTATATAATCAATAATCGCTTTATTTTTTTTAAATCGCTCTAATTTGGAAGGGTTAATTTCAACATCAATACCTTCATATAATTCATTCAATTCATACATTTTATAATCATTTGGTTTAAACCCATCAATCTTTTTATTAAATCCTGAGATTACATCATTCCAAGTAAAGTTATCATTTTTAATTTTATTAATAATATCTTTATTTTCAAAAGACATTTTACTGGTTTCATCATCGCGATAAAAAATCGGTCTACAAATACGCCCACCATCTGTGTATATAAATATGGTTCTCTGTTTTATATCAAAAGTAACACTAATGTAAATAGGGATTAAAGCGT